ACGCTGTAGAAAGGCTGGATCAGCTCGTTGGCGTCCCACTTTCGCACGTCCGCCGCCAGCGCCGCGTCGAGGTCGTGCTCGTCAGCCTGCGTCAGCTTGTCGCGGTTGGCGTCGATAAAATTCTGGGCCTCGCGGGCGTTCTTGTTGTCCGCGATCATGATGGCCTGTTGTCGGTAGGCGTTCGACGTCAACGCGGTGCTGCCTTGCTGCAGCGTCGCCGCGTCCCAGCCCTGAACAGCCGCTAGGTTGCGCTGCTCCGCGAGCGCCTTGCCGAGGTTCTCTTGGAATATCTCGGGATTGTTCCAGTTGACGACGGCTTCCTCGATGAAGCCGTTGACCGTCGCTTTGCTCTCCGCAACGATGTAGTCACGGGTTTGCGTCGCCGAGTGCACCACGCCTGACTGATCGGCCTGCTGCTGCAGCCCGTCAACCTGCTCGTTGAACGCCTTAAGCGCCCGAGGGTCCAGCCCCTCGGCGTACTGCGCACGCAAGTTCTCCAGATCTCGCGCCATATCCTCGCGGTTGTTCAACGCGTTGGCGCCGGTGCGGGTCAGGTAGCCCGTCTCTGGCGCGTACAGCACATTGCGCTGCTCGGTCATATACGAATTGAAAGCCTCGCGGGCTTTGGCGTCGGACTGCAGGGCGTTGCGATAATCGATGGCCGTGGCCACGTTACTTAGGCCTTCACCGAACGCCTGTAACCCTTGCCCCACCGGCGCCCCGAAAGAGGCCGCGCTGGTCTGCACCTGCGCGCCCTGTTGGCGTATCGGACGGCTCTCAACCCGCCGGCGGTATTCTGGTGCTGATGGCATGGTCTACCTCACAAAGTGGCTCTATATTTGAATACGTCCGCCCCACCGGTCAGGGCGGTGCCCACGGCGCCGATAAGCCCGCCGGTGCGGTAGTTGGTCGCGGCGGCGCCTAGGGCGCCAGCTTCGGCGAGCACGTTGTACCGATCCTGCTCTAAGTCTTGGATTTCGCGGGCGGTGTTCTGCTGCGACCGGAACGCGTCCATCTCGACCTCGGCGGCGGTGCCCACCACGAAATCAAGCGGCGAACCGAACGATAGATCGATCCCGCTGGCCGCCAGCGTGGCGCGTTGCGTGCTCACCACTTGGGCGCCTTCGCTGCGAACTTGGCGCTCGCTCTCGGCGCCTCGGTCAGCTGCGTCTAGGATCTGCTCGTTGATAAAGCCGGCGTTCATCAGCGCAACTTCGCGCTGGTACGCCGCGTTCGCCGCGTTAGCGTTGGCCGTCTTTACCCCGCCTATCGCTTTAACCGCGGTGCCCGCTACCATCAGGCCGGTGACTATGTCGCACATGCTAGGCTCCTATCCAAAAATGCATGCCCATCGCGCCACGCTCGCCGAATACTTGTGGCTCCCCGAATGAAAACCCGAGCGCCTTCAGCATCCTAATGCTCGCTGTGTTGTCGACGTGCACTACATTTTCCAGTCTCCGTCCCGCGACGCGGGCTTCGTTGATAATTCTTTGTGCTTCTCTGATATAGGTAAATCGCATCTTGTACAAGTCATCAGTACCTAAAAGCCAGATGATGCTGAGATTGCCCAGCGCAATGCGGTGCTCGCCGTGTATCGCCACCGGTTCGCCGCCGTACCAAACGGCGCGGCTTCTGTTACCTGACGCCCGCACCGAAGTGGTCAGCGCCTCTATCGGCGTCATGCCGCCCAGCTCCGCGACTTCGATGCGATCCGCCTCGCGCATGTGCGCCGCGACGTGCTGTATCTCTTTCAGTCCGGCCGATGTGTAGGTGACCTCGGTCACCCTGCAATCTCCCAATTCGGGATCACGGCCGTTATGGTCATGGGCATAGGGTGCTGCTGCACGACGAATACGCGGCCCTGCAGCTCCCAGTCGCCCTCGACCGGCAGCTTGATGACCTCGGTCAGTAGCGGCAGCGGCCCGTCGACCAGCGTCTCGGTCCACTCCTTGTTCTCGTTCAGCAGGTCGATGTCCATGCCGAACGCCACGCCGCGGCTCTTCTCTACCATGGCGCTGATATCCGCCACAGCTTTGTAGCCGCCTTGTGTCGAGCCGATCTGCTGCACCGCCCCGAAGTCGATGTCGAGTGTTTCGATTAGGGCGTGGTACGGCAAGCCAGCGTGGATGACGGCGCCGTCGGCGTCGCCTAGATCCACCGACCCTGCCATGTCGACCGCCACATCTTCGTAAACGTCGCCGTCAACGACTACGGAGATACTTTGCCCGCGTAGGTGCAGTAGCCCCGAGAACGTGCTGGTGGCCGACCCGAAGGTCTGGCTGAGCGACGCGTCAAGGTACACGGCGGCCTCAGGCGAGCTGTCGATACGCTCGCCCATCCGCTCCAGCGTGGTGACCTGCCGGTCGCCGTACAGCGTGCGCTCGACCACGGCGTAGAGGACGTCAATCGCCCCCTCGCGCAGGGCCTGCACGTAGTGCACGAGCGCGCCAGAGCCGCCGATGCCTACGATATCGCTGTCCTCGTCGATGGTGTATTTGTCTACGATGGCGCCCGCGGTGCCGCCGAGTTCGTGGCGTGTCCACGCCCATATGTCGTGCTCGGGGATGTAGGTCATCGACAGCAGCGCCCCGTTATCGAGCGCCACCCACACCACGCTATCGCGCGACTGGGCGTACGTCCACGAGACGATGGTTCGGTCGTTGAACAGATCGCGGCTCAGCACCGTGATGTCCATTGGCTCTTTGTCCGTCAGGGGGCGGAAGTCGCGGATGATGTCGCCAGTGCTTTGCACAAACAAAATCGCCTGCCCGACCGAGAGGGTCTCGGTCGTATGCGATCCGTACTGCGTCTGCCGCCGCGGAAACGTGCTGGCCTTTGGCGACAGGAAGCCTTTGTCCGACGCGCCTTCGACCGTCCACTCGCCGCCGGAGGTCATCAGTAAGAGCACGCCCGCGGATACCGACGAGTGGATCTTATTGACTTGCTTGGCGTTGAGGCGGAACCGGAAAGCGTCGTCGTCCTGCAGAGGGTAGGCTTGGTTGAAATTCTCGAGGTTGGCCGATTGCGACCCCTCGACCAGCTGCGGGTCGTTATTCGTCGACATGAGCAGCAGCCGCTGCTCGTGCAGATCGACCACGCTCGGGTAGTTATCCGTGCCGCTGAAAGGGTCGCGGGCGAGCTGCGGGCCGTCTGACGTGTCCGCGGTAATGTTCTCGTCCGTGAACAGGGTCGACGTCGTCGAGCCGATGTACCCCAGCGCGCCGGCGTCCTGCTTATAAATCAGATAGCGCGCCGCGCCGGCGTGCGCTTTCCACGCGAGGTGGTTTTTGTTGCCGGACACCGACAGGTCGTTGGTGGCCACAAACTCGGTTGTCGGCAGCCCCTCCTCCAGCGTATCAGTGGCCAGAGGTGCGACCACGTAGGTGTAGGTCGTCGTGCCGCTGCCGGCGTCTTCAGCCTCCGCGGCCGGCCACGCCACGGTGCCGGCTGAGCCGTAGGCCGTGTGGCCGGTGCTGTCCTCGGACGTACCGGTGCGGTCCTCCAGTTCGAAAGTGGTAGCTGTTTTGTTGCGCACCACGAACACGCGGTCGTTGATCTCGACCATGCCCACCACGGCGGATAGGCCGACGGCGTCACCGTCCTCCAGTCCGTGGGCGGCTGACGTGGTCACCACGGCAGGGTCAGCCTGCGTGACGCCCGTGATCGTTGCGGTGCCCTCGTCCACGGCGGTGATCGACGGCGCAAAGGTGACAGTGGACAGGGTCCAGTCGTCGTGGTCTGTTCTCACGACTTTGCGCACCTCGTAGGACGGGTGCACGAGGTAGAGCGTGTCTGCGTCTTGCGCGAAATTGATGTCCGCCAAGTCTTCGATGGCGTACGGGGAAACGAATGAGTAGATTTTGTGCAGGTACGCCCCCACCGGCATGGTGCCCCAGTCACCAGACGTGGCGTCCAGCGCGATGCCGTCGTAGGCGTTGACGTATATGTTGGCCGATGACACGGAGGCGACTTCCAGCACAGAGCCGTTTATCGCGTGCCCGTCCGCTGTGCCGACGTACACTAGGTCGCCGGCCGCGTAGGTCGCCGCTTCGCCGGCGCTCGGCATACTGAAATACGCGGTGTTTACTTCCCAGAAACCCCAAATGACTTTGGAGGTGAAGCTGCTGTCGAGGACATACGCCCCATCTTTAACCACCCGTACGATACTTTCCGCGAACTCGAGAATATAGTTCTGCTCGGTGCTGAAAGAAAACGGAATAGGTCGCTGCTTGCCGCCAACTTCTGAGGTGTCGAAGCCGGTGGCCACGCCAAAACCGGCGCGGTTGCTGGCCCCGCCCTGAGGTCGGATGATCATGTTCACCGCGTCCTTCACACCAATGCTGTACTTGGTCAGATCGGTGCGGGAGAAGGCGCTCTCCCCAAGGATGCCCCCGCTGAAATTCGGCTGGTATACTCTGGTCATGGTCTAACTCCAAAAGCTGGAGCCGTCGGTGCCGCGCCCGTCGTAGCGGTTCACGTCTCCTGATCCTCGGGCTTTGACGTAGCCCTCTTGGTTGTACGCGTAAGTCTGCGGTTCTTGCGTCGCGTCCTCTTCGATGGCCATGCCTAGCGTCACTTCGTATTCCTGCAGGATCGCTTGCCGGTCTGACCGGCGGCGAACAAAGGTAGACGAAATGCGGTAGGCTAGCTGCATGGCCACGGCGTCGACGAACAGCGGCGACCACTCGGACGGCACGTCGTGGTCTGCGATGTATTCGCACCACGCCGTCTCGACGTTGCAGTAAATCTTGCCGTTGGCGATGTACCGTGGCGTCGGCGCGGCGTTGCGTTGGATGCCGACAGCTGGGTCGGTCACGCGGTGCACCTTTAAGGCTGCCGATGGTAGGTCATAGGCGTAGTCCCACTCGTCGGACAGGTCGTTGGTGACCTCCGCGAGGGCTTCGTACCCACGAGCAAAGGTCCAAGGCGAGCGGCCCAGAACCAGTTGTCGGCTGAAATCGTAATACCGAAGGCACAATTTGCCCTCGGAGCTGCCGTCGTCGTATGCGGTTATCGCGTGCTTGCCGAGATGCGCGCCGAGGGCGATGTTGCAAACATCGATGTCTGTGTTGATACCAGCCATGGGTAACCCTCCAATTCGTGAAAGAGCGGGCCGCCGAAGCGGCCCGTCCTGTGTCTATCGACGCGTGCGCCGTGTCGGCCGTTTTGCAGGCGTCTCCGGTTCACCCGCAGGTTCAGCGTCCTCGGGAGTTTGGGTCTCCTCCGGTGCTGCCTCGGCAGGCGCGTCAGGCGCAGCCTGCTCAGCTTCCAGCTCCTCGATACGCGCAGCCATGGCTGCGTTCTCGCGTTGCAGGCTGCCGTTCTTACGACCGAGCGCCGCGTCTTCTTCGGCGGCGATCTGGTCAGCCGTGAGTGTAGGGGCTTTCCCGTGCTCCTCCGCAAGGGAGGCCGCGCGGGCTTTGTCCTTATTCACGTCGACCATCCACCGTTTGGAGAAGGCGTCTTTGTTGTCGATGGCAAATGCTTCACCGACTTCACGCATGCGGCCATAAAAACCGCGCTGGCTAGCTACGACCTTCATCTTACGCTGCCCAGTTTTCGCCGTCGAACACGAGGCCGGCGGTGATCTTACCAGTGGTAGGATCGGTGCCTGTCACCGTGTAGTTCATGCGAAGATACTGTTGGTCAGCGCCGCGAGGGATTGCCTCGACCGGTAGCACGTAACCCGCAACGAGATCCGCCAGCGCAACCGAAACTTCGATCACGGTTTCAGCGGAAGCAAAGTTTTCAACAGTGTCCTTTTGCAGCGTGATCATCAAGCTGGTCAGGGTGTTGAAATCCTCGGTCACTTGGACGCGAAGCGATGCAGCATTGCCACGACCGACATCTTGCGAGATGGCAGCAGCGGCGTGTTTTGGCGTGTCAGGGGCACCCAAATCAATCACGTTAGTCGACACGGCGGTCGCTGTGATTGCTTGGTCATCCGAGAACAGAGCCTGTTTATCAAAAATCATGGTCTCATCTCCATGTGCTCTAATGTTACCCTGACCGGCTCATCCGGTCAGGGTGTGACCCCCTGTGTTAGGTGATCCGCGCCTCGGTTTCGAGGATGCTGTCCATGCGACGCACAGGTGCGCCGAGGAAGTCAACGTACTTCTTACCGGCGTTTTCAGCCAGCGAGAGTTGCACGTTCGACTTGTTCATGGCCTGCTTGTGCAGGAACTTCGCGATGGTGCGTGAACAATAGATAACCAGATTACCGTCGGAACGGTTCGGGTTGTCCAAGTTGTAGTACGCGTCGATCATGAAGTCGATCAAGTCAGCGCCCGTAGCCGCGTCGTTGGTCAAGTCGCTCACGTCGATGTTCGCCACGCGTGCGATCTGGCGCCAGTCGCGCACAGACATGCCCACATCCATGCCAAACTTCTCACGGTACACATCGTAGAGCGATCCGTCGGAAAGCTCCTTGGTCTGCATGCCGCGATCCATGCGGGTCATGCCAGCTGGCGAACCTTCAGGATAAAGCAAGTGGCAAGTCTGTTCGCCCCAAGTGATAAACCAGATCGAAGTGTTGTCCGAACCGGTACCGCCAGCGTCCACAATCTGGTTGCCGTTGGCAGCAGAAAGCGAGTTGTAGCGGGCGTGGAGGCCGGTAAACTTCTCTGGATCGGTGGTCTGATCACCGTACAGGATAGTCTCGCCGAGCGTATGCGCAATACCCATGATGTGGGCCTTGGCTTCGTTCATGCGGAACTTCTGCGGGTTCTTAGACTTCTCGACCAGCTTAGCGTCGACCTCGGACCAGTCTTCCATGAAGCCGGTGGCGTCAGTGACCTGAGTGGTCGTGCCTTTGGTAGGCTGAACACCCTGATACAGCTTACGCCATGTCGGTGATGGGAGACCCGCGCGGATCGTGGTGAGGTGGCTGTTGCCTTCGTTACATTCAACGACAGGCGCATCCTCGATCATATCGAGCTGCTGAGCCATGATTTCGATGATGTCAGCGACTTCATCGTTTCGGTTCTGTTGCCGGCGAAGGTCGCCGAGCGTCAGATAGGTGGAGCCTACGGTAGCCATGATGACTTACCCCTTCTTTTTATCGGGTGTAGTTTTGCCGTACCACGAGCTTTCCGTGGATACAGCTGCTTCGTCAGACGTCTTCGGGTCGAAGTTATCCTCGGCAAAGAGTTTCCCGATGTTGCGCAACTCGCGGATGACCTCGGGGTTGTTCCCGTGCCCTCCCTGAACCAACAGATCCTTGATCGCCGTGCCGCCCATCTGGTCGATGGCCTTGTTCACGTGGGCAAGGGTGCCGTTCCAGTTGTCGCCGCCAATGTCTGGATCTTTCTGGGCGGCCTCGAGATGGTCGGTTTCCCGCTTCTCGACACTCGCCACGAAAGCCTTGTCGTCTTCCAGCTGCTGCTCGGCTTGCGCCGTGACCAGCTGGTCCGCTTGAGCTTGCGTGAGCTTCATCTCAGCGAACTTGCCGCCCCAATACTGGGTCTGCTCGTCGCTGATCTCCACCCCTTCAGGGACATTGAACGCGTAGTTGCCGTCTTCGGGCACCGTAGATGTGGCGTCGTCGGCATCGCCGCCTTCGCCACCGGTGTCGTCGCCGGAGTTATCACCAGTGTCGTCGCCCTCGAGCGCCGTCTTTGTGTCGTCTGGTTTGACGTCGTCACCCGAACCATCACCACCTTCCGCAGGTGTTTTCCCCGCGGGTACGTGACCGTCCAAGGCGGTGCCTGCTGAACCGGAGCCTGAAGCCAGATCGGA